CGTAAATTTACCTAAAGGGGTATGAATGGACAATACTGAACAGCCAGATCGTCGAGAATTACTGTCACAGCAGTTTGACGAGGTTCAGAATGAAACACCCGTCGAGGCAGTCAGGACTCAGCCCGAACCCGATCTTGAGCCACCGCCAGAACCACCCGTTTGGGAAAGACCGCCAGCATCGTGGAAAAAGGATTATCACGAAGCCTGGACAACCGCTGATCCAAAGCTAAAAGAATACGCTTGGAAACGTGAAGAAGAAATGAAAGCAGGGGTTCAGCCTCTGCTGTCAAAAGCGCAATTTGCCGATCAAATGCAGCAGGCCATTGAGCCTTATATGCAAAACATTCGTGGGCTTGGCATTGAAGCACCGCAGGCGGTAAAAGCCTTAATGGAAGCTGATAATTTATTGCGCCACGGCTCACCACAACAGAAGCAAGCATATTTTGCCCAACTAGCCCAACAGTATGGGATCAATATGGGCGAAGTGCAGATTCAACCAACTGATCCTAATTTTTACGCTATTCAAAACGAGCTTGCACAAGTTCGTGGCGAGGTGTTAAATTGGAAGCAACAGCAGGAAGCAGCACAGAATCAAGCACTTTTGAATGAAATTAGTGAATTTCAAACAAAAGCAGAGTATTTTGAGGAAGCACGTCCAACAATGATCCAGTTGCTTAACAGCGGCGTGGCGAAAGACCTGGATGATGCGTATCAAAAAGCAATACGCCTAGATAATGACTTGTTTACTAAGCATCAGCAAGCCTCACAGGGTCAAGCAGATGCGGCAAAACGGGAACAATCGAACAGGGCAGCGAAAGCGGCTCGGGCGGCAGCGGTCAGCGTTAAAAGTTCCACACCAGGGGCGGCAACGAGTACCAAAGCGCAAGATAGGCGTTCATTATTGTTGGAGCAATTTGACAATCTTAATGAGCGTTTTTGATAACCTAATCGGAGATTACTATGGCATTTGCCAATAGCTCGATCAGCGACATCATTGCGACTAACATTCAAAGCCGCACAGGTGAACTTGCTGATAACGTAACAAATAACAACGCTTTACTGCGCCGTTTGAAAGAACGTGGCAACGTAAAGACGTTTTCAGGCGGTAACGTGATTTTGCAAGAGATCATGTATAACGACTCAACAACCAACAACACCAACAGCTATTCAGGCTATGAAGTGTTAAACGTGTCGCAAAACAGCCCCATTTCGGCTGCTCAGTTCTCAATCACCCAGTACGCATCGGCAGTTTCGATCAGCGGCTTGGAAATGATCCAAAACAGCGGTAAAGAAGCGATTATCGACTTGCTTGACGGTCGTATGAATGTGGCTGAAGCTCAGTTGGCTAACCGTATTTCGGGTGACATTTACCTAGACGGTACGGGTAACTCAGGCAAAAACATTACTGGCCTCGGTGCTGCAATTCCTGACGCACCAACAACCGGCACATACGGCGGCATCAATCGTGCGACTTTCACGTTTTGGCAATCTGTTGCCTATTCAGGCGTGACCAACGGCGGCTCTGCTGTTTCGGCATCGAACATCCAATCATATATGGATGCTCTAGCTGTTCAGTTGATTCGTGGAACTGACAAGCCTGATCTGATCGTTTGCGACAACAACTATTACAAATTGTATTTGCAATCGTTGCAGTCGATCCAACGTATCACAGACGGTGGCAATTCGCAAGCTGGCGCTGGTTTCGCATCGTTGAAATACTACGGCGCAGGTATGGCATCTGACGTAATTTTGGACGGTGGTATCGGTTCAGCCGCAACAGCAAACCATATGTGGTTCTTGAACACTAAATACATTATGTTCCGTCCACACGCTGATCGTAATTTCGTGCCAATCGGCGGCGAGCGTCAAGCAGTTAACCAAGACGCAATCGTTAAGCTCATCGGATTTGCCGGCAACCTCACATCTTCAGGCCCGCAATTCTGCGGCGTGCTGATCGCTTAAGGAAAACCATCATGGCATATACATTCGACGAACCCCGTGCAGGACTCCTGCAAATTGCTCAAACGGATTCTGGTATTACTACAGCAGGCGGCACGACCATCCCAACGCCCCCAGCTGTTTTAGGTACTATCGTTCGTGCATTTGATCCAACTTACGGCGAAGGCGAGTTCATCTTGCTGTTAGGCGTGGCATCAACTGTTGTTGGCTCGGTTGTGCGTTACAACGCTACAACTTATCAAACAACTTTGGTTGTCAACACCGCCGTTCAAGACGTGCCTGTTGCAGTCGCTATGTCGGCTTGCACAGCGGGTCTTTATGGTTGGTATCAGATTGCTGGTAATGCAGTCATCAAGAAAACTGCTGTGACCGTTGCACCTAACGTCACTCTGTTCTTGTCGGCTACAGCCGGTCGTGTAAAAGTCTTGGCATCTGCTGGCTTGCAAGTTGTTGCTGCTCGTTCAGCCAACCTGACTACCGTTACTTCTACGACTTCCACGGTCACTGTGACCATCAACCGTCCACATCTACAGTCACAAATTACCTAATGATTGAAGCTGTTCTTGATGTAGTTGGAAACACAGAGCCTGACGTTTTGTTGGGCAATGTGCAGCGATCCGTAAAAAGATCGCTGCCTTGGTTTGATTTTGACGAGTCACGCCAAGGCAGCGTCTGTCTTGTTGGTGGTGGGCCAAGTCTGGTTGACACAATTGACCAGTTGCGGTTACGCCATCAAAACGGTGCAAAAGTATGGGCTGTAAACGGCACTTACGACTATATGATTGGGCAAGGCATTATTCCTGATGCGATGGTAATGTTAGACGCTCGACCAGAGAACGTGAGATTTGTTCAAAATCCACAGCAATCGACTACGTTTTACATTACAAGCCAATGCGACGATGCAATATTTGATGCGTTGGAAGGTTACAAAGTAGTGCTAGTACACGCCAATACGCCTGGTGTTTATGAATTGCTTGAGCATGAAAAAGCTCGACCAGTTCATTTGATGGGTGGGTTTACAACTGTTGGCATTTTGTCGTTGATATTGGCTAAGTTGCAAGGCTTTAAACGTATCTTTATGTTTGGCATGGATTCAAGCTATCGAAATGGCGAACACCACGCTTACGAGCAAACAAGTAACAATGGCGAACGTATTATTGACGCTATGGTGAACGATGTAACCTATAAGTGTGCGCCGTGGATGGCACAGCAAGTAACGGATTTTCAGAATGTCGTGGCAGGCTTTGAAGATGTCACGATTGAAGTATGTGGCGATGGGCTTTTGCACGAAATGGCAAAAGCAATGAGTAATTAAACTTAAAGGACTATCATGGCATTTCCATCAAGAATTCAAGGCGCAGGCAACTCGCCACTATCTGCTTCAACAATTTGCGGTGACGGTGCAACTGGCTTAGTTGCAACAGGTTCAACTGCATCAGATGCGTTGCAAATCTCAGCCGTTAATAACACAATTACCACTTCGTCTGCATCAACTGGCGTTAAATTGCCACCGACTGAAGTTGGCGCACAGGTCATTATTCGTAATGATTCTGGTCAAACAATTACAATTTATCCGTACAATACAAGCAGCACAATTAACGCAGCTGCATCAAGCGTAACGGTTGCAACAGCAAAAACAATTCTGTTGGCAGCAACTTCCGCCACTACATGGGTTTCAATCACAGGGGCATAAATTGGCTTTAGACAGCGATGTTTTCAACGCAGATTCTCACCTACATGTCGAGTTCTATGTTTACGATAAAGATCCTTATAAAGATAAGCCGTTTGTTAGAATCATAGTGCCAGGCGATAAAACGACGATTATTGATCAACCCGTTCGGGACGATCATAAGCAGCGTTTCCCTCGCCAATGGTTGCACTTTCAAATGCAAAACAATAATGCAGAAATTATTGGTGTGCCGTTGAAACAATGGGTACAAGACGATCCTGAAAACTTTAACGATATGCAGATGGCAGAATTGCAAATTTTTAAGTTTCAGACCGTTGAGCAAGTTGCTACCGCTACCGATAACCAATTGCAGCGTATTGGCATGGGTGCGGTGGGCTTGCGAGAGCAGGCAAGGCGTTATTTACAAGTTAAAAACCAATCTTCAAGTCAAACTGAAATTGAAAAAACAAAGCAAGAGCTTGCTGAAGTTAAAGAGCAAATGGCGGCTTTGATGGCTCAATTATCAGAAAAGAAGGTTGGGAGGCCAAAAAAAGAGGACTAAATGTCATCAACGATGCTACAGCTAGTAACCCAAGTCACTAATGAGCTTGGGGTATCAACGCCAACTACTGTGGCATCAAATACCAACCAAGATGTAATTCAAATCTTGGCGTTAATGAACGCTGCCGGTTATGAATTTTTAAGAAAGCATGACTGGCGGCAATTAACAAAGCAATATACATTCACAACGGTCTATACCCAAACAACGGGTAACGTGACGCTGAACACTTACACCATCACCGGCATCCCATCGACTGCTGGGCTTGATTCAACGTATCAAGTGGTGGGCAACGGTATTTCAAACGCTTGTTACATTGAGTCGGTTGACTCAGCCACGCAAGTAACCGTCAACTTGCCATCTACAGGGACGTATACAGGGGCTACGATCACTTTTGAAAAGGTGAAGTACGCATTACCCTCAGATTACGAATCAACCGTTCCAAGAACCCATTGGGACAAATCGAAACATTGGGAAATGCTTGGTCCTGAAAGCCCACAGCAATGGGAATGGCTGTTGTCTGGCTTTATCTCAACTGGCCCACGGATTCGTTACCGATTGCTTGGCAAATACTTTCAGATTTGGCCTGGCGTTTCGACTAACGAGTTGTTAGGTTACGAATATCGGTCAAATGGTTGGGCGTTATCAGATACCGGCGTTGTAAAAACATCTTTCACTGCCGACAACGATACTTGTATTTACCCAGATCG